GTGATCTCTATATACATTCAAGAAATCATCTAACATAAAGTTGTGATCTGGAAAAAATTTCTCAAAGGCGAAACGCCTAAGATACAAAAAAAACAGAAAAACAAGTTTAGTTAGAAGGTGCAAAGCACAATTCTTAGGCATCAGCCCACCTGACGATCACCATCAGGATTTAGAAGGGTTCCGTAGTGGAAGGAGTTGGTTCTCCAACCATACGGTAAACGGGGGGGACACTCTGAAAATACATCAGAGAAAAGTCTTCCCCCCCTGAGACAAAGGCCGTGACATAAGCCACTTTATCTCCTAAATTGTCGTTGCTAACCAAAATTAGTTCATGGCCAGAACGATTTTCAAGCACCGATTTTCGGGTGAACAATTTAGCGGGTTGAAATCTATCAGCTGTATGGAATGGAAGTTCGATTTCAACAGTGGGGTTGCGAGCAACTACGGTAGTCGCAGTACCGGCGAGAGTGGAACTAGGCACGCTCTTTAGGCAGGCAAAGGCTATCCGATTATAACTAGAGCCAGACCCAAATGTATTTGAGGCTACCAGATTACTGTCATAAGCCTTAGGAGTCGCGAGACGCGCGACGGACAACATATTGTTGTTAGAAGTGGAATCACCTGTATTGCAGTAAGTGTATTTCCAACGAATACCACCTCTTCTGCACAAGAAAAGAGGTGTAAACCAATTCATGTGTGTCATCCTGCAATAAGTATACGGCGTGGGGTCGACTGGAGTAGTAACATTATGAATGCCCTCTCCATAACCACGGTAGAAGGGAAAATCGGGCAGGTAGTATTGACGTACATCTGTAAAATTACCTGCATTCCTAATACTATGAGTGCCCCAAAAATCATACCGTTTAACTAATTGCCTTATGGACGTGATGGGGTCACCAAAATAGACATCATAGGTATGGTCCGTACCTAGCTGGGGTGCCATGACTGCATCACTATCTTGCCTCACGGGTGTAGATTCACTAGTAGTTCCATCCGCATCAGCACTCTCTACAGCACTCTGTGGTTCAACCTCAGATTGTGGGAGGAAATAAGTTAGCTCACCTAATTGGGTTCCATCTGGATTCACAAGTTCAAAATCCTCTCCTGCACACACGCTCACATAGATGACGGCGGTTTGACCGTCTTCGCTCGCTGTCAGTTGGGTGACGGGGGTAACAGTAATGATACCGGAACACGTTGCTTGCTGAGTAGCAATTGCAGTTGTTGTGGAATATTGAGATACAGCTGGATCAGCAGTTCCGACCTCTAGGAAAGTTCTCGGATTAACCCAGCCACACGTTACCACTAAGTCTCTTTGCTCAGCTAAATCCAATATGTAGGAGTATTGAGTATTATATTGATTATCAGCAGCAATGAGGGGATCATACGTTATACGCAAACGCCCTTTCATAAAAGCACTTGCTGCAACCTGGAATCGGAATTTGATACTCCCCCTCCAATGCTTAAAAGGCATGGAGACATGGCACATAGGGGTCATATACATCCTACTAAAGGCAGCTTGTGTGTCGTACAATACAGGTGCCACTCTACTTGAAAACAAATGGCTATCTACAGCATCAGAGGTTGCCCAATTAAATTGGGTATAATAGGACTCTTTTTGAGCCAGATGTTTAAGAGACATTTCATCGGGGGCAGATACGCCCACAGTCCTGGGATCAATAGATAACTCTTGCTTGACATCGAGCGTCAGTTTATTTGAGGTATCGGTGACATTGGTGTTAGCCAAATTCCCCATATACGCAGGTTTATACGTGGAGATGCCACTATCGTCTACTGGACGTGACATCCCAAAAGCTTTAGCCACGCGCGATACAGCACCGGCCGCCACACTTGTCGCTTTCGCATATGGAGAAATACCAGGTACTCCTTCTAAAGCACCAGAAACTTTGGCAACGGTATTAGCAGGACCAGAAATTGGACCAGACCCCGAATATTCATCGCCAGCTTGTGGCACAATGCCGACTGGATCTACGGACGTGGGTATGGACAATTTTACATCTTCGGCCCAGGCTAGGACAGTGATAGTTAAATCATTTCCCAAACCATTGCCGTGTCTCAAATTACTCATTGAGTTTACAACCATTTCGCCCATTTCTGACCAATCAGCGGAAGGGATTGACATGGCATTCTTAAAATAA